AGTTCCCCCAGCTCGGTATCATGGACTTTATTCTGTTAAGATTTTAGTCCAATTTTGCCAATCGTTATACCATTGTATACGTTTAAATACATTATTGTGTCGGAAAAAAAACTGAAGTTTACAACTACTCGATCTGTCCATAAATCCCAATGTCAATAGACCTCCCGGTGAAGAATCTGTAGGTAAATTGGTAGAACCAATATATGCAAAAACAAATTCATTCATTGGGGTTTCATTAGCATCCACTACCTTCATTCCTTTATCCTTAATGCATGAGGCAATCTCTATCAGTTCCCCCAGCTCTCGTTTCGAATAGATTTTATGTCAATTATTACTGTGAATTATTATCTTAGGATCTTCCCAAGTTGAAACGTCTGGATAATTCCTTTTTCTAAATATTAATGTTCCGTCTATTGCTATTCCGAAGATGAAAACAACATCTTCTAATTGTTTTATAACCAATCCTTGAACGACATTACCATAGAATCCTTCTCCAGCAAAAGCATTGAAATCGGAAACGAAAGGTTGAATTGTTTTTATAGGCATTTCATTTACAAAATCCGTAAATTCACTCCATGAAGAAAACGATTTTGTTCCCTTCGGATTTCCCAAGAGTTCCCCCAGGATTGTAGCTAATTGCTGTTTTGTAACTTTTGCCACGTCATTTCCTTTTACAACCAACGCATAATCAAAGTCCGTCAACTGCGATACTTCATTTAATTTTTTATCTGCCATAATCGTATTTTTTTTAATTATTTATTACTACTTGATTTTCTACCACTTGAACATAGCCACCCGAAACAAGATTTTCCAAATCGAATGCCATGCCTATTCCACTGTCACGGATACAGAGATAAAGTACTTCCTTATCGGTGTAATACTTGCCTTCCTCCAGTACCATGTTATGTACCCAAGGTATAGGATCATCCAATGTACCGGAGTGTTCTATCTGCACAACCTTGTACAAGGATTCCGTACCCGTTCCCGGCTTCCAGTCCTCCTGCGGTGTATGTTTCTGTACAACCTCGTAGAGTGTACCATCATAACGGAACCGGAACGACACATCAACCTCCGTACCTATCAGATCCTCCCATGCCGGAAAATAGTCTTTCTTCGACAATGCTTCTTCTGTAGTAAGCCCGGCATTGTTGATATTCGCTGAGATATCATTGAGCAGCGTATCCACACGGTCAAGTGCTTCAACGTCTATAGCCGCCACATCAATAAATGACGTTTCGGCAATCATCTGCTCCTTCTGCTTCGATGTGATCTCTTTCCACACAGCCACATCCTCAGGGCTGTTTATTACTACCTGATTTTCAAATCTTCGTTCCGACAGAGGCATATCCTCGGCCTGTGTCAGATAACAATCATAACCTGCTTGTAATATCATATCTTTTACTCAATTAAATCCATACGTGTTATATACCAATGGTTGTTAAAGGCCTTCATCTCCAAAACATAAGGCCTTGCCATCTGAATTTCTGTTTTATTGTTATATGCTCCCGCCAGTCCGCAGAAATAGTTCGTAGACTTGTACTTGTCCGGGTTCTTAGCCACCCTTGATGTCATGTCTACTACAAACTCCAGTTTCAATCCGTTCCATGATGATGCGGGAGGGAGGGTTATGGTTCCGCCAAGACCATCAGCGGAAAAGAATGTAGATCCCTGAGTGGAAGGATTCACAGTCATGTTACCTTCCGAATCAGCCAGACTATCCATATCGCTTCCCGGCGAATAGAAGAGAGTGGCGGTGATTATACCTGCCACATCTGCCTTCGTGGAAACAAATTCACCCAGTTCATTCACCCGGAACGGTGCGGAGTCAGGAGTTGTGGAACCTGCCCATATACGTATCTTCTGACCGGATGTGGAGCCGGACATGCCTGCGGTAACAGTGTTGTCGCTCTTCTTTATCAAGACCTGATTCCCTTGGAACAGGCTGATGCTGGCATTCTTAGCTATTATAAGGCTGGTATAGATAGGTCCCACTCCGCTCAGTTTTTCCCAGTATGTGGTGTTGCCCGGTTTGTTCGAAGCGGAGGACACATGCGTCTTCAAACATTTGTACACATCCCATCCGTCAATGGCTGCGTCATTCCTTATCAATGCGAAATCAATATACCTCGTACCGCTTGTCAGGGCTTCGTCATTACGGTACTGCACACTTGAAGCGGACCATTCCGACTCACGGAAGATACAGCCCTGTATTCCTTGTACGCCCTGATCTCCCTTATCTCCTTTGTCTCCCTTTTCACCATCATCACCCTTGTCGCCTTTATCACCTTTTTCCCCGGTATCACCTTTCTCGGACCATACATCATATTCAGTAGTATTCACCTCACCCGTCAGCACATAACCGCCATCGGCGAAGGTGAACCGGTTGCCGGCATTGTCCGTCCAACACCACAAGGGAGGATTGGTAGTGGATGCCTTGGCTACATAAGAGCCGCCGCCCATCGAAACGACACCCATCTTGGGAACGACCATTCCGGTCTTGAACTGGCCCATCTGGGTGTAACCGTCACCCTTGTCACCCTTGTTGCCTTTGAATTGCGACCACGTATAGTCGGCAGGATTGCTGCTCTCTGTGGCGGTTTCCTTGTTTACCGCGATGCCTATGTATTTGGTATTGTTATTCGGCTGCTGGTACATTCCGCTTCCGTCCGCGTTGTCCGAGTAGGCTATCCATGTATAATAGGTTTTCCCGTCGGCACCGACAGCACCCGGAACGCCCGGTTCGCCCTTGATGTCACTCCATTTGTAATCGGACGGATTGTCACTCTCCACAGCGGTTTCCTTGTTGTATGCCAGTCCGATGTATGCTTTTCCTGTGGGATCATTGCTGATTCCGTTTCCCTGATCGTCATCCGCATAGCGTATCCACGTGTAATAGGTCTTCCCGTCCTTTCCCGGAGTACCGGGAACACCGTCGGTGCCATTGATTCCGTCCGTACCATCTCTTCCCGGTTCAGCTAATACGTCATATTCAGTAGTATTCACCTCACCCGTCAGCACATATCCGCCATCGTTGAAGGTGAACCGGTTGCCGGCATTGTCCGTCCAACACCACAAGGGAGGATTGGTAGTGGATGCCTTGGCTACATAAGAGCCGCCGCCCATCGAAACGACACCCATCTTGGGAACGACCATTCCGGTCTTGAACTGCCCCATCTGGGTGTAACCGTCACCCTTGTCACCCTTGCTACCTTTGGATGCGATCTCCTGCCAGTCAGCGTCCGTACCCGGCTCAGAGGACGAACCGTTCTTGTTCAGACACGCCCATGTGCTGCCGTTATACGTCACACTATCGTAGTAATCATAATGCCTGCCTGATTGCCATACACCCTCATAGCTTAAGTCCATAGCCACTTCACCGTTGGGTTTGAGTCGTTCTATCGTTCCCCTTATGTATACTTTGTCTTGAAATGAAGAATAACCGTCCATCACCTGCCCGTTGACTGTAAGACCACTCAGGTTTCCGTTCTGATAAGCGATGTTCACATCCGGATCTATTACCCATGTGTTCACGTTGACCAATCTGCGCAAGTAAGATCTGTTCTCATAGGTAATGTCCTGTCTGTCCTTGTCAGTAAAGTTGCCGTATGCGAAGAAGTTCATACCCGGAAGAGGATGCACGCTTGTTCCCGCCTGAAGAGCGTATTCAAACTTCATGTTTCCGGCCTCATTCTCGATGATTCTTGTGGGAGTAAAATACGAGGTGGCGTACCCGGAATACTCCATGAATCCGTTAGGACCGTATTCATCCTTCGTATGGTTGCTGCCGGCTATGTTGTGAAGTATGCCGCGGCAGATATCACTTACATGTAACGTGCCCCACTGGTCATCCAATAGATCAAGCGTGGCTATTCGGTTTTCCGTGTCAACGGTCTTTATTCTTCCGTATGCGAACGAATTCGCCTTGTCACCACTTATCACATCAATGCAGTTGAACGTGATCTGCGGTACTATCAGTTCCTCACGGAACATCGCCTTGTCGGCTTCGACTATTGTCTTGCCGTTCTTGTCAAACCAGATGGCCGCACCGCTGCCTCCGACAAGGCCTGTGACAAACTTGCCGACCCTCAGACCTTTGAGAAAGGTGATGATCTCGCTGGCGATATCCGCTATGTTCTTTCTCAGGAAGGTTCCTATAGCCCTCAGGGAGGAGAAAGCCGTATAGTCGCTCGGGCTCTCCATATCGCCGGTCTTCAGCAGGCGGACATTGGCCTGCGCCATCTCCTGCGCCAGCGTGTATTCCAGATTGTTCAACGTCGAGTCCACGGATGACTTCCATGAGGTGCTGACCGCCGACGAGCAGTCAATGGAAGCCTCGGAAAGATTGCCCAGCTTCCTCTCTATCCTTGTGATGCGGGTGTCAAGATACCCGGCCTCAAAATACTGCGCGTCCTCCAGTCTCACCCTTTGCCCGAGCGATAACGGCACACTGTTTTTATCCACATGGATGTAATCCGTGTCGCCGGAATAGATGGATATGTCCTTGCTGTATTCTGTCAGGAAGCTGTCAACCGCCTGCTTGTACTGTTCTTCCGCTATCGGGTAATACTCATCCGGCATGCGGATGTTCGTCAGGATATACGTATCACCGGCCTGAGGTATGATGTTGCCTCCCGGTATCTGGGTGTTCTCGTCCGGGTAGGTGTTGATGATCTCGAACTCCTGTGTGCCGTTATGCCAGTTGCACTCGAACTCCCTTCCGGAGAGGTCGCCGCTTTCGAAGGTGATGTGTATCACCTCGCCGCCGATCATGTATTCATCCGGATTGAAGGGGAGATCCTTGTCCTTGATATAATAGACGGTGTATTCCTCCCCGTCCGTAGTGGTCTGCTCCTCGGACCTTACCGATGACACCGTACCCAGACGGTGCGGGAATATATCCTCAAAGGCCGCTTCCTCGCGATGCTCCTTCAGGCCCAATTGAGTGTTCAGGTCGATATACTTGTCCCGTGACGGCAGTTGCAGATGGGTGTAGCCGTATTTTGACGGGTCAATATTTTTGGTTGAGCCTACGGGGATCAGCCGTGTGAACCATTTGATCGAATTGGAATTCTCATTCTGGGTCAGTCCCGTCTTCAATCCCTTCATATAGCCGAGCGTGACCCGTTCGCCGTGTTCGCATTTCCCTATGTTCAGGTATTCCCCGTCCAGCCACCACTCGGTTTCCCAGGCACCGGCTATCTCGCCTGCCGCATCCCAGCAGAACAGGCCGTTGAAGTTGATGGTCTTCCGGTCGCCGGTGACGGCCTGGCCTGCACGCCACGTCACACCGTCGGTGTTGCGGTTCATGTTCGCCACCAGCTTTTCCAGCATTTCCATCGGCGTGCCGTCATAGGCGAAGACGGACTCAAGGTCGTCCTCCTCCTGGTTCAGACGGCAGAACAACAGGTCCTGCATGTCGTGCTCGCGGCCGTAGAAGCTGATATTGTAGGTGTATTTCTGTGTGTCGGTCTTTTTCGGGCGGTATTCCTTCTTTATGGAGAACCGCTTTCCCGATATCTCCACATAGTCGCCGACCGACAGGACGAAGAACTCCCAGGTGGTGAAGTTCACCGTCACCACGAATTCTGTTCCCACTTCCTCGGTCCACCGGGATGATGAGTCGGGACTGACCTTCCTTTTCAGGGTTCCCTGCCTGTTGTAGATCGCAAGTTCCATTTATGATGCTTTTAAATCGTTTTTAATCACTGTTTGAAAAAGGTTTCGGCTCGCGCAGCGTGACCGTGAATCCGGCTATCTGCTGGCCGGTACTTCTGATTGTCGTGAACTGGCTGTACCGGGTATATTCCTTCAGATAGACCTTCATCACCCGGCCTATCTCCGGGACATCCAGCGTCAGCCATCCGGACTTCAGCAAGGCAAGCACGGCGTTGTAGTTATTGAACCACCCGGCCCGTGTATCCGCAACCACCGCCATCTTCAGCGTGATGTCCCTCGCCTCGTAGCGGGGAAGCAGGGTTTCGGGCAGCTCCTCGCCGTCAAGCTCCCGGTAGCTGACGGATGTGTACTCCTTCATCTTCGGCGGCTTCATCAGCGAGTCGTAATTGGTATGGTCCCCCGCGTTTTCCTCGTACAGGAAACATCCCAGGGACGCCATGTCCGTCCCGTTTATCTTCAGCAGTCCTTCCTCCACTTCCATAGTCCTATGTTTTCAGTTTCACACCGCGCCGGAGCTCCGCGATGTTCTCGTTTATCGTCTCGAGGTGTCTGAGGTACTCCGAATTCCCCGCAATTTTGCCCAGGGATGTCGCCATCCCCTCGAGATGCCTCGTAAGGTTGTTGTCAATGTTGATGATACGGTCAAGGGCCGCGTTGCCGATCCCCTCCAGCCTTCCGGCCGTCTCCTCGGTCATGGAGGTGACGGTTCCGGCCCGGCCGGACTGGGAGGAGCCCTCCGGCTGCCTGATGTCGATCCCGGCATCCTTCAGGTAGCCGCCGACCAGGTCCATGATGTTCTGCAGCTCGGGTATGGCGCTCTGGTAGTCGCCTACCAGGCCTTCGGTGCGTTCGGCCACCTTCTTCATCAGCTCCGTCTCGTCGATCTTTCCTTTGGCGTACTCCTCGTACAGGGCGGCAATGTCATCACCGAACGAGCCGACCACCTTGTCAAGCACGATGGTGCGCATCATGTCGGAAACAATGTCACGGAAGGTGTCCGAGGCATAGTCCTTGAAGCTGTCCAGCGCGTCCTTCCCGTTGTCGAACCAGTCCCACAGGCTGTCCACGAAGTTCTCCGTCAGCGGCTCGTACAGGGAGCTCACATACTCGTGCAGTTGTTCTATGTATTCGTCGTATTTTTCCCGGAGCTCTATAAGGGCCTCGAGCGTTTCCTTCGTCTGGCCCACAAGTTTGTCGCCGTAGTTGTCGATAAGCGATTGTGCAAGCTCCTTGTTGATCAGCCCTTCATCATCAAACAGCTCGCCTAAGCCCTGGTTCCGCGCCCAGGTGACAAGGTCCTCGGTCTTCTGTGACTTCCCGCCGATACCGGTGCCAAGGAAACCGCTGCTTTTTTTCCGCGTCTCGATACGCAGGTTGTTGATAGCCGCCGTCTGGCCTTCCTTGTAATCCCCCTGGCCCCAGATGTCCCTCCATTCGTCCCACCATGAGAGGGCGGACAAATTGCCCATCACCCAGTTGAGCGCGCCCGTCAGCCATCCGCCCCCGCTCTCGTTGCGGTATATCGCTTGTGACTCCATGGCCTTGTCCGCGTAAGCCTTGGCCACTTCGTCATGCAATGCCCTGTAATCACGGAGATTCTTGAGGTTGTCGGCGGAAAACCAGTTACTCTCGGCCTGCTGCGCCTCCAGGGCGGCGATGCGGTATTCGTTCACCGCATCGGTCAGGGCGTTTATCTCCTTGATCTTCTCGGCGTAGGCCTCGTATTGCCTGAAGGCCCGGTTGTTCCCCAGTTCGCTTATCTTCTGGAACAGCTGTATCGCCGCGGATATGATGGTCAGGATGACCGACGCCTTCTCCACCGCCGAGATGGCATTCACCCCGGTCTGCGCCACTTTGCCCAGAGAGTCGATGGTGGTGAGGGTGAACAGCGCCACATCCCCCATCAGGGTGATGATCTCCCCGGCCTGCCCGCCGATGGCGCCGCCCAGTTCCCCGACGGCACGCGCCAGCTCCCCGACGATGTCCGCCGCTTCCTTTTCGGCTTTCTCCACCCGGGAGGATGACCTGGCCACCTTGTCCTGCGCCTTGTTGTATTTCTCCATCGCGGCGGCGGCCGTCAGATAGGTTTCCTCCATCTTCCCGGTCCTGTCATTATATCTCACCCCCGTGGACACCCGTCCTCCGGCATTCACGGTCTCAAGGTTCTTCCGGGCCTCGGCAAGTTCGCGTTCGGCTTCGGCGAGCTCGCTCTTCCTGTCGGCAAGCGCCTGGAACGGGTTCCGGCTGTCCAGCTCGTCCATGATCTCCCGGATGGTCGTGGTGTATTCCCTCAGGTCCTCGGGGGAGAGCACCTGTGCGGCGGCCTGTTTGGCCTTCCCGAACTGTTCCAGCAGGGAGTTCAGGGTGCCTGTGGAAGTTTCCCTCAGGTTCTCGAAGGCACGTATGTAATCGGGTGATTCCGTCAGCTGCTTGTAGTCCAGTTTGATGAGTTCCTTCCCCTTGTCCTTGGTCGCACGCGCGATCTGCAGGTCCAGGGATTCCACCCCGGCGGCATCCCCTTCCGCTTCGGCCTTGCGGCGCTCCTCATAAAGCTGTCCGATCTTATGGTTGTATTCCTTGTCCAGGGCGGCCCGCTTCTCCTGGTAGGTGCCGTATTCCTTGTAATATTCCACCCATTCTCTCAGGTTCCTGTCGCGGAACTCCTTCTCGATGTCGTAGGATTCCTTCAGGTACCCCATGGTAGCCATCGCCCGTTGCTGGGACGCATTGTCCCTTACGGCCTGCCTTTCCTCGGGCGTGGACTTCACACCCCGTTTCTTCTCGGCCTCGTCCATTTTCTTGAGGGTGTCACGCTCTTCCTTGTCGATCTGTGCGAGCGACTCGTCAAGCTCCTGCCTTGCAAGGGCCTGGCGTTTCCTTATACCTTCCCGCATGACCGATATGCGTGCCGCCTCAAGTTTCTGCTGCGCCCTGATACGGGCGTCGGCGAGCTCGTCCTGATAATCCCGGGCCGATTTGCCCGTATCTTTGGTTTCCCTGCCGTCATCTTCCTTTATGCCTGCCGATTTAAGCCTCTCCTTCCATTCCTTTGTCCTTGCAAGGAACAGGTCCGTATAGGATTTGGCCGTATCCTCTGCCGCCTTCTGCTCCTCTTCCAGGGCGGAGACAGCATTTTCGCTGAGCTGTTCGGCCGTGGGAGCGTCCGCCTGACGGGTATAAGTGGCTGATCCGGACGCGGAAGAGAAAAAATTGGCCCTGAACTTGTCCCAGAAAGTCGGGCCTTTCTTCCGCCTTTCCTCTATCTCGTTCTGCTTTTTCAAGGCCTTCTCCGTCTGCTCCGTGGCCAGTTTGAACGCTGCGGCCGCCTCTGCCCTGAGGATCATCGCCCCGATGAACACGTCCGTATTGTCCACCAGCAGGTTCTCGGCATCATTCACGTTGCCCACCTCAACACCGAGTTTCCCGAACTCTTTCTTGTTTTCGGTGATGAACTGTTTCTTATCTGCCATGTTGTCTCCCAGTTCCTTCCATCTTTCGGACAAGGACCTGACGAGAGTGACCTGTTCCGCCACATCACTGCTGCTGCTTCTGAAGGATTCATTCACCTTTTCCTGGGCTTTCGCCGCGGACAGGGCGGCATCCTTCACGCCGAACAGGCTCTTCACCCATCCGCCGATCTCCTTCCCGTATACGACGGACAGGGTGATCAGGGCAGCCATCGCCGTCTGCCACGAGAACAGTGAGGAGAGCACCTGCTTCCACACCGGGGTGGCTTTCTTTCCGGCATCGGTCAGCGCCTCATACTCCTTGCGGGCTGATGCCAGGGCGTCGGTGAACATGGGGATGTTGTTGGATATGGCAAGGAAGAACATCTGGGGACCCATTGCCAGCGAGGGGAGTTCCCGGGCGATCTGCTGCATGCTCATCCTCACATTATTGAGTTTCGGGGCGGGATCATCTCCCATGAGAGGGGTGGAGCCTGTCTTTTTCTTCTGCTCCTCCAGCCCCTGCAATTCCGTCTTCAGTTGTCTGACAACTCCCTGCAGCGCCTGGATGTCCGCCATCTGGGCGTCGGTATTCGTACCTGCGGCCATGGCCTGTCTGAACCGTTCCTGCAGAGTTGCAAGCTCCTGCTCCAGCTGTGCGATGACCTGTTTCGCGTACAGGCCTATTCCGGAAAGGTTGCCCTCCACCGAGCGCATCCCCTTCAGGGTCTTGTCGTCAAGCAGTATCTCCAGTCTTACAGGTTCCATTCCTATCCTCCGAGTTTTGTTTGAAAATATTCAGTGGTGAATTTGTCCGGCCTACGTTTGCGCTCCCTTTCCAGGAGCTCCTCCTTGGTCACATACCGGCTGACATCCGTGTTCATCAGCATCAGCTCGGCGTAGCTGATCTTCCACAGGATGTGCCGTTTCGTACGGCCGAACCGCTCCATCGCCTGCGCGATGATTCCGAAAACGCTATGGGGGCCTTCCTGCCGGCCCGTTAACCCGTTTTCCTTTCCCGGCTTCCTATCGGCTCCAGCAGCCCCGCTGTCCTGGACGCCAATGGAATAGTATTGCAAAAAGGCTGTATGTCCATGCCCCTGAGCAGCTCGATGAGGGCGGCGGAGAGCATCGCCGGATGCACCCTCCATCTGAGGTACCATGCCACAGGGCCGGAGAGCAGCATCCCCGAGAGCCATCCGGTGCATACGGCCAGCGCGACCATCCGGCTGACCGCCTTTCCCTTTTCCGCCACGAACCGCATCCTTTCTTCATAGTCCATCGCCCTGATCTCCTCCGGGGTGACGCCGAGCTCCAGGTACCGCCTTGCTATGCGGATGACCGCCCCGGCGGGCGGACGGCGCATGACAAGGAAGGATTTCCCGGGGCGTTTTTTAAAGGGCCTGAGCGGCATCACCGGAATGCGGATGCCGATGTCAAGCAGCATGTCCGCCGCCTGGCATCGTGTGTCCCTGTCCTCCGTCATGACTCGGAATATTCCGGTACGACGTCACCCGGGGCGAAGATCTTGTAGGGAGGATTCTCCCCGGCCTCCTGCATCTCCAGCTCGCACTCGATGCCCAGCACGTTGCTGAAGTTGATGCCGTTGGCAAAATTGCAGGTGAGCACCCCGTTGTAGATCCGGATCGTGTGGCCGGTCACGGTTTCGATGTCAAACACGCCCTGCACGTCCTTGTCCTCCGTAGGGGGCACGTAGATTCCGGTACTTTCCTTCGTTCCGCCCATCACCTGTATCATGTTGTCCGCGGACAGCTCGATGAGCGTGAACGTCCATGTCTTGGTGCCCGGTGTGGACTTGAGCACGGCGAACGGCGCGTTGCGTTTCTGCGCCGCCCAGATGCGGGTCTTGGAAGGTGAGTCGCCTCCGGGCTGCAGCCCGTCCTCGGATATCAGCCCGAGAGCCTTCCCGTTATGTTTAAGAGCTTTCACGCCATAGATGGCGCCGGTATTCGTTTCTGGCATAATGATTTATGTTTTAATTGTTCTTTGATTTGTTTTTAAACCGCCGGAGCCCCCAGAAGAGAAGCAGGAGGACAAAACAGCACAACACCTTCGTCCTTGTCCGCTTCCAGAAAGAGGGAACCGGCTGTTTTTCCTCGGCCGTAGCCTCCTCTGACTCCCATCTCAGGTCCGAGGTCTCCCTTACGGTAATCTCCGGCCGGGCATGTGAGACGGCCGTGACGTTCACGCCGCCTTCCCCGTCCGATTCCACCCTCAGGTCCAGACCCTCATGCTGCTCCGTCACGCCCATGCCGGCCGGAAGGCCGCCTATCGTCCGGAGGAGCCCGGGTTTCAGTGCCAGGCTCGTCAGAGTCGTCGGGGCCTTGCCGAAGATTATTTCCCCGGTTACGCTCCTCTGAAGAGAGCCCGAGCGGACGGCTGTTCGGCTCTCCCTGTTTGCTGCGCATCCAGACAACAGCAGGACAGCGCTCAGCATACTTGCACTGGTAGCATTTACGCAGTGCCTGTTCCAGAACGATAATTTTCTCATTGACTTTTCGTATTTGGTCGCTTAAATGTAAAGTCGTCTCGGAGAGGTCGTCATACAACTGCTTGTATGTGCCCTCGTTCTCCTTGACCGCACGGACCTTGACGAGCCTGCGGTCACGCCACCAGCCTATTGCCATGGCTATGCACCCCGTGGGGGCCAGCCACTGCTGGAGAAGTTCGAATACAGTGCCCCAGTCCATACGCATATCATTTTTCAGATCATGTCCCAGCCGGCCTCTATGTCCGCCATGACGGCAGGCACGCCGTTCTCCACCCGGCTCATCGCGGCGGCCAGACGGCACATCGTCCCCTTGTCATCCACGTCCGGCTCGTAGGTGGTTGGAACCTGAAGCTCGCCGCATACGCTTGAAAGGTAGGCGCGGGTGTCGTTCTCCGTGGACGGGGCGTAACGCCCAATCATAAGGGAGAGGGTCTTCAAACCGTGTTTCTTCCGGTAGTTCCTCAAGGTGATGAGCATGGCACGGTAGCCGTATCTCATGTCGGTGAACTGGAAGAACTCCTTGTCCGTCTGCACCGGGCGGAGTCCCTTCCACCTGTCACCTGACAGGCGGAGGTTCCCCGGGTTATTGTTTCGTAGTCCTCTTGGTGTCGCCATAATCATTCCTCCAGACTTTCCGCAGACGCACTGACAGCAGCCTTGCTTTCCTGTCCGGCAAGATCGCTTGAAAGTGTTATTTCCTTCACATCCCCCTCAAACCATGACTTTCCGTCATAATAGAGAGACACGGTCTTGCCTGGCGCGACTTCCGTACCCTGCACGGTTGCTTTATGCTCAGCTGATTTGTTGGACACGGACAGGCGCGCTCCCGCATGTACCGCGGCCGCCTCAATGGTATAGGTCTGGTCTGACGCGGGAGTCAGCTCGATGGCGTCATCCTGCGATTTCATTGTGATCGTGGTGTTGGATGTTGTGATGACATTCCCCTCACGTGCGTCCAGCATGACCACCTCCTCACCGAACGCCGTGTTCGTGTCCGCGGTCATGAGCATCTTGAAGAAGTAACGTTCTCCGGCATTGGTCAGCTTGTCGATCTGGATCACGTTGAAGTCGTTCTGCAGGTTGACCGCTCCCCAGAAGTTGGACTGCTCGGTCGGTGTAGCCACTGTTCCGATGATCAGACCGTCCGGCCATGAGGATACGGTCTTGATCGTAGTCCCCTTGAAGCGCATGGCGCTGGTATCAGTCCAGTTCACGCCCTTTCCCTCGCGCAGGATAAGTTCGTCGTCATACCGGTCGGCATCGTCAACGGACATGATATACACAAAATTGGGATTGGTGCGGAGAACCTGGGGAGTTGCCTTGCGCACGCGCATCAGACGTTCAATCATGGTGTCGTCTTTCGGGGAGTTCACACGGATTACCTCAGGATCTTCATAGACACGCATCAGAATGCCGTTGAACAGGTGCTCGTCATCCCCCTCATCATCGACATAGATACCGTTGACGAAGTGGTATCCGAGTTCAAAATCCACCTGGTCGGACAGGGCTTTCAGAAGGACGTTCTGTACATTGGGGGGAAGCTCCCGGAATACCAGTTCCCCTTTGGGCTGGAACGGACGCCATATCTGCTCGAAAGAGCGGGGGTTGAACGTGGTAAAGGCCATGAAGTCTTTCGGCTCAAGCACCTTCTCCGAATAAATGAAATCCCCTTTGGAGTCCTTGTCCTCAGGCTGTTCCACGCGTTTGCGCAGCATCTTGTTCGTTTTCAGCCGGGGAATGGAGTATTTCTTCGTCACATTGGGCACGAGGTTGATCAGCCCCTTCTGTACCAGCTCGTTGCCTGTGGCCGCCTTGGTGAGTATCCTGTCGAGTACCTCACCGTCATAATTCGTATTCTTGATAGTTACAGCCATAATCTTTTCATTTTTTAGTTAAAACCGTTCTTTTTCCGGATTTCTTTCCAGTTGTCATTCCATCCGGATTTGTCCTGTAGCGGGGGGGCCGGAACATCATCCACGCTTTTTTTCTTCGCAAGCCCGTCGACAATCCTTCTCCCGTTCTCATAATCCTTCTCCAGCACCGCCTGATACGCGTCACGGTCGGATGGGGCGATACGCCCGTCCTGCATGGCGTCCTCGAGAAGATTCTTGATCTCGGCCTTTCTGGCCTCGCGCTCCTTCTCGACATATCCGTCCAGACTCGCCTTGAGCGTGTCACGTTCCTTTACCAGCGCGTCATACTGTCCCGCCTTGCTTTCAAGGGAGGAGAGCGTGCGCACTACGTCCTCATCCGTCGCACACGAGGCGAAGGATGGTCTCTTCTTCAATTCTTCATACATCATATTACCTGTATTTAATGTTTGATTGCCCAGCCGGGCCTGGAATGCGGCATAAACTTCCTGCGGCGTCCCGGCATCCACTTTCTCGTCGATATCATAGATACCGTCAATGAATCCCATCTCCCTGGCCTCCTTGGCGGTAATCCAATGGTCCTTCCCATCGAAATAGGCATCCTTTATCTCCTCACGGGTTTTCCCGGTCTTGGAAGCGTACATGTCCGCAAGCGTATCCTCCAGCGCCTCCAGCTGCTCGGCGACGGCTTTCATCTCCTCCTTGTTGCCGTAACACCCCCCATAAGGGTTATGGAGCATCAGACGGGCGTACTGGCTCATATATACCGGTTTCCCGCACAGGGCGATGACACTGGCCATGCTTGCGGCAACGCCGTCGATATAGATGGTTATATCCGCATCGCTGGCCCTGAGGGCGTTGAATATGGCCATGCCTGCATACACGCTCCCTCCCGGGGAATTCACACGCACGTCTATGCTCCTGTACATGGAAGCGTATTCATACAGCTCGGAAACAATGTCCTTGTCGTTGATCCCGTCAAAACCGCCGATCTCCCCGTACAGGAGGATGCAGGCGGTATCAGGGGAGGGTATCATGTTAAAGTATCGCTTTTTCATCGGTCGTCTTAAAATTATGGTGCAAATATGGAGAGTTTTTTTACTGCAGTCAACACCATTGGGACATGATGCAACTTTACAACCTCATGATGGCGCCATAAGACAGTATCATAAATTCAATATATTGCAAATCATATATTTAAATACGAATTTTGCCGTAAATAAAAAAGATGAAAAAATGGCGGAACTGACCAGCAGACAAAAAAAAGATTTTGCAAGGACTATTTACCTTAATGAAGAACTGACACACGCGGAGATTGCCGAGCGTGTGGGGGTAAAACGTCAGACTGTCTCCCGGTGGGCCGGTGAAGGCAATTGGGAACGGTACAAGGTATCCATCACCATGACACGGGAAGAACAGCTCAAGAACCTGTATCTCCAGCTTGCCGAACTGAACAATGCCATCAACGGGAGACCGGAGGGGGAAAGATTCGCCAACACGGCCGAATCGGACACCATAGCCAAAATAACCGGGTCCATCAAAAAGATGGAAACGGATGTGGGGCTGGCTGACATCCTTTCGGTTTTCAAGAGCTTTGTCAAATGGCTGCGTACTTATGATATGGCACGCAGCAAGGAGATAGTCCCGCTGCTGGACGCTTATGTAAAATCCAAACTGTAAGGCTATGGCAAAACTCAGACTTACCCCCCGGGACAGGGCCGAACTGGCGGAATGGAACGACCTGGTGGCATCCGTCCGGGAAAGTTCGGACATTAACCCGTCCGACTCCGCCGCTGAAATAGAGGAACGCAAGAGACGGCTGGAAGCGGATAATGAAGCGTGGTTCCGATACTATTTCGCACAGTATTACACCTGCTGCCCGGCAGGTTTCCATAAAAAAGCGACACGGCGTCTTATGGAACATGACCGCTGGTATGAGGTCAGGGCATGGTCGCGCGAGCTGGCCAAGTCGGCACGCGCCATGATGGAGATCGTCAAGCTGGCGCTTACCCGGCAGGTACGCAACGTGCTGCTTATCTCGAACTCGCAGGACAACGCCGGGCGCCTGCTGCTGCCCTTCATGGCCAATATGGAGGAAAACCAGCGCATCATCCAGGATTACGGCACACAGAAAAAGCCGGGTTCCTGGGAAACAGGGGAGTTTACATGCCAGTGCGGTTGTTCCTTCCGGGCTATCGGTGCCGGACAGTCGCCACGCGGTACCCGTAACAAGAACTTTCGTCCGGACTTCATCCTTATCGATGATATAGACACCGACGAGGAATGCCGGAACCCGGAACGTATCAAGGCCAAGTGGAAATGGCTTGAAGAGGCGTTGATTCCCACCATGTCCGTCTCAGGACGTTACAGGGTGCTGTTTAACGGAAACATCATTGCGGCGGACTGCTGCATCACGCGTGCCATCGAAAAGGCTGCGGAACTCAGACAGAAAGGAATAGGATACGTGGACATTATCAATATCCGCGATAAGGACGGTATCTCCTCATGGCCGGAAAAGAACTCCGAAGAGGATATAGACCTGTTCCTCTCGCTTATCAGCACCTCGTCGGCACAGAAGGAATTTTTCAACAATCCGGTCAGCGAAGGGAGCATATTCAAGAACCTTGTATTCGGGAAGGTCCCTCCTTTGAACAAATTCAGGTTCCTTGTCATTTACGGGGACCCGGCTCCGGGGGAGAGCAGGAGGAAACAGGCCAGTTTCAAGTCCGTCTGCCTGCTGGGCAAGCTCAAGGGAAAGCTGTATGTGATCAAGGCAAGGGTGTTCCGGGGTAAGAACGAGGACTTTATCGAGGCGTTCTTCGAACAGTACAAACATGTGGGGGGCAAGGCTTCCGTTTACGCCTATGTGGAAAACAACAAGCTGCAGGACCCCTTCTTCAAACAGGTTTTAAAGAAGCACCTGAACAGGCTGCGCAAGAAACACGGCATCCCGCTGAACATCATCCCCGACGAGGAACGCAAGACCGACAAGGCAACCCGTATCGAGGCCAACCTTGAACCCATGGACCGTGACGGCAACCTCATATTCAACGAACAGGAGAAAGACTCCTCGGACATGAAGGAGCTGGTTGACCAGTTCCGGATGTTCGAGCTCACGCTTCCGTACCCCGCGGACGGCCCGGACTGCGTGGAGGGGGGGAACAGGGCCATAGACAGGAAGACGGGGAACATGGAGAAGCCGGTCATAATAGAAAGGGCGGCAATCCGCCGTTTAAACAAGTACAGGAGGTAAACGACATGTCTGAATTCATCAATCCGGATGACTACGATGCGAGCATCCACAGGGAGATCCTGGACAGCATCATCAGGGAGGACGAGTCCATAGTGGAGATATGCGAGGACCAGGCGGTGGCGCAGATGCGCTCCTACCTGTCCGCACGTTATGACTGTGACAGGATATTCTCCGCAAAGGGTAAGGAAAGGAATGCGCTCATACTCATGTTCGCCAAGGACATCACGCTCTATCATGTATGCAGCATCCACAACCCCCAGAAGTTCTCCCCCATACGCAAGGAACGTTATGACCGTGCGATGGAGTGGCTCAAGGCGGTCAGCAAGGTGGAGATCAGCATAGCCGACGCTCCCCTGCTGGACGGGGAGACGGCAAGGAACAACCTGCCCACCCAGATAAGAAGCAATCCCAAACGTGTAACACACTATTAAAATGGCAAGGAAGAAAGAGATATCCATAAGCGGCAACATGCCGCTTCCGGGCAGGAACACCCCGGGAACAGTCATCATCACCGCACCCAGGCTGTTCATGAAGGATATGGCGGACTATATGCAGGCCGTCAGGGGGGCGAACAATGTGGACTTCACACAGCGGACGAGGCTGTATGACCTCTATGAGGACATCCTTATGGACGGGCATACGGGAAGCGTCATAGAGAAGAGGAAATCGGCCGTGCAATGCTCACAGATCGAGTTCAGAAGGAACGGCGTTCCGGACGAGGGGATCAACACCCTGTTGCGCTCCCCCTGGTTCTACCGGTTCATCGGAGACCTGATAGACTCGGACTTCTGGGGGTTCTCCCTGTTCCAGTTCTATAAGGACGGGAGCGGATGGATGGACTACAGGCTCGTCCCGAGAAAGAACTATGACCCGGTGAGGGGGCTGATAAAACACCGGCAGGAAGACACCACGGGGGAACCGCTGGAGAATTACCACACGATGCTCTTTGTCGGGGAGAGACGCTCCCTGGGAAGACTGGCAAGGATAGCCCCGTATGTCATATACAAGCGCAACGACATGGCCGACTGGGCACAGTTCTGCGAGATATTCGGAATGCCCATACGCGAGTACACCTACAGCGCCGGTGACGAGCAGGCCCGTGACCAGGCCGTGAAGGATATGGCCGAGCAGGGAGGTGCGGCGGTGTTCCTCCATCCGGAGGAGGCGCAGATGAAACTGATAGAAAGCGGCAACAAAAGCGGCAGCTCCGACCTGTACAGGACCCTGTACGACACATGCAATGACGAGATCAGCAAGATCGTGCTGGGAAACACGCTCACCACGCAGGCCTCGGAACGTGGCACGCAGGCGCTGGGGACCGTACAGGAGAAGGGAGAGAAAAAGCTGAACGAGGCGGACCGGATCCTGGTGCTGAACACCCTGAACTATGACATGACCGATATCTTCACCGCTTTCGGGTACGACACACGGGGCGGAGAGTTCTATTATGTCAAGCCCAAGGAAACCACCGCCGAGCAGGAGATAAACATCATATCCCGGATGCGCCAGATGGGAACTCCCGTATCGGATGAATACGTGTATGAGGCTACGGGAATCCCTAAACCGGAGAACTACGGCCGGCTGAAACAAGAGGCAGGCACATCTGACAGGGACAAGGATGATGTTCCAGGCGGCACGTCACCCGTACCGGCCGGAAAGAAAGACAGAAAAAAGGAGGACGGTATTGTAAACCGTATCAGGTCTTTTTTCGTCGCCGCCCCGCGGAAAGGGGCTTTAAAATGGTAATGGACGACCTCTACGGGGAGCGCTGCCGCCTTTGTCACGGCCATGCGGATTCCCGCATGCAGGGGGCGGCCGTTTCGTTTGAGTTCACAAGGGAGCTGATGGCGAAAGTGCTGAGGGATATATTCTACCGGACGTTTGATGTAAAAACGGAAATAGACGGGGATCTGTTCCTGGCTACGGTCAGAACTTTCGGCCGTGCGGCGGAGGAGGGATTCGGTCAAAGCGACAATGACAGGCTGGAGGAAGTGTTCCTGGAACAGATACGCGACAACCTCGATGTGTTCTCCGCTTTCCGCACCCACCGGATGCAGAACGACATTGCCTCGCAACTGCTGGACGAAAAGGGAAAACTGAAACCTTTTTCCCGGTTTCAGGAAGACGTGCAGGCGATTATCGGCACGTACAATACGGCGTGGCTCGAAACCGAGTACGATACGGCGGTACTGCGTGCCCGCCAGGCGGCTGACTGGAAGCTGTTCGACAGGGATGCGGACATCCTTCCGAACCTGCGGTGGCTTCCCACCACCAGCGCGGAACCCGATCCCGTACATGCCCAGTTCTGGGGGATTGACCTGACTTTGCCCAAAGGACATGGGTTTTGGAAAAGCCACCGCCCCGGAGACCGGTGGAACTGCAAATGCTCGCTGGAGCAGACGGACGACAAGCCGACGCCCGGGTATGATGCGCCGTTATCGGACTATCGGCCCTCACCAGGGCTGGACAACAATCCGGAGGAGGACGGAAAGCTGTTCAGCGACACGCATCCCTATATAGCCCATGCGTATCCTTCGGCTGAAAAAACCGTAAGGGACTTTATGGAAAGGAGAAAAAAATGAATGTGAATGACGCCGTCAGGGAACTCCGCAGGAAGGAGAAGGAAATCCGGAAGGCCTTCAGCAGGACGCTGCCCCGCAGGATCGGGGCAAAAGCGGTGAACCTTGTAAACAGGAATTTCCGCGAGGGAGGTTTTTATGACGGAGGGCTGCATCCCTGGAAGAGAACAAGAAGACAGGACTCTGCCAAGGGGGCGGCGGGAGAATACGGTCCCCTGCTAAGCCGACGCAACCGCCTGTCCCGAAGTTCGGAGTATGTGGCGGAGCCTTACAAGGTGACGATACGGAATGCCGTGGAATATGCGGGAATCCACAACTACGGGGGACGCATGACCACACATCCGAGAGTGACCGCCAAGATGCGGAAGATGGCATGGAGGATGTATTTCAAGGAAGCGGGCATCACCAAAAGGATGGGGAAAAAGGCCCGCAGGCAGAAGGCAGCGGCGGCACCGCCCGAAGCCCTGAAATGGAAGGCGATGGCCCTGACAAGGAAACAGAGGCTTGACGTTAAGGCGGACATGCCCCGGCGACAGTTCATCGGACCAAGCCGGGAGCTGCGTGAAATGACGAGGAAGGAAACGGAAAAGGAAATTACCAATATATTGTTAAAATGACATGGAAACTTTATTCAATGACATTCAGAAAAGAATAGCCGACAACATAGCATGGCTGGACAAACAGGTGGACGAGGATTACGGGCAGCTGGACATGCTCTACCGTGACGACGGGGACTCCGAGACCTATCCGATGGTATTCCCCATGGTGCTGGTTGACACGCCCGAGGTGGAATGGCAGACACTGGGAGGGGCGGGCGGATACATGCAGAAAGGAACGGTATCGGTCATTGTCAGGCTGGCTGTTGACTGCTATGATGACACGCATTACACCAGCGGCACGGCGGACAAGGCCGCCGGAAGAATGGAACGGGCAAAAGAGGTGGACGCGCTTCTGCAGATGTACAAGCCTGAATGCTGCCAGACACCGCTTGTGAGGAAAAGAAGCAGGTTCCACACGATGCCCAGGGGGATAAAGGTCTATGAGACACACTATGAATGCACCGTGTGGGATAATGCGGTCAGTCGGTAAAAAGGGAGAGCTGGGCGGCGGTAAGACGGGGCTTCTTTATTTTGGGGACCGGCTTGACATCGATATCCTTCAGCCTGTTGCAGTTTGAACGGATGATGGCCATGATGCGGTCCACGCTGATAAAGAACTCCTTCTCGGAAAGGATCTTCAATGCGTCGTCAAAACGAAGACGCTGGATTTCCGTCCAATAATAATAGCGGCGCAGCAGCGCCTCGTTGCGTTTCGTGATCAGTTCCGAACTGCGACCTCTTGACATACCCTGAAAACTTGTTTTGATGATAATACATGATACCCATCACAAAAGTAGTGATTATGAAATAAATATGCAACAAAGGGAGGGTTAATAATAAAAAAGCCCTCAACGCTTCCGTTTTAGGTCCCCACCATAAAACATAAGAGATACACAGATACTCACACGCTGAGGGCTAAAGTCCTTGACGTGAATATCTGTGTATCTCTTTATAGTGGGGTGCACAAAAGTAATAATAAAAATTGGAAGTTTATGTGCAAGAGCGAAATTTTCTTCAACCTGCTCGTCCTGACCGAGCGTGAAACGGAAGTGCCGAGGGAACGTATACTGGGCGACTTCAGGGACATGGAGTCCACGGACGCCAGATATGTGCTTGTCAGGCTGCTCTCGGAAGCCGGCCTGTATCCCGACCAGATAGCGGGGATGACCAACCGCACGGCGCGGGGAGTACGGCGCCTGCTGGCGCGGAACATCACCTCGCCGATGATCGGAATATATCTGGAACAAATAAGGAAACACATCAGAACAGGACGCTCGACGGAGCGCGTGTAGTTGAGTATGTTTGCACCACGGTCGGATTAGTGACCGGAACTACAAAATACAAATACAACTATGAGTGAATCAAGAACTTTTGTGTTCCCCGAGAACGGGAACTCCGGAGGCGGCACCAACGGCATACTGGCCATGCTTCCGGCGCTTATGCAACAGCGCGGTGTGGATCCGAACATCCTGGCGCTGATGGGAAACGGCAACAACCGTAACGGCAACGGCTGGGGTGACGACCTGTTCGCCATCCTGCTTCTGTTCATCCTGATGGGATGGGGAGGCATGGGAGGTTTCGGCGGCGCCCGTGGCGGAATGATGGGCAACGGACAGGGCGGCGTGGTCCCCTTCGTGCAGAACGACGCGAACACCGCCGTGATCATGCAGGCCGTACAACGCAACGGATACGACATCCAAAGCCTGGCCACCGCGTTGAACACTTCCTCGGACGCCGTACAGGCCGCCATAAACGGTCTTGGCATGCAGATATGCAACATCGGCAACCAGATGGGCATGAACACCAACCAGATCGTCACCGCGATCATGCAGGGCAACAACGCCATCCAGTCGCAGATCTGCCAGTGCTGCTGCCAGACAAACGAGAACATCACCAAAATGGGCTACGAGAACCAGCTGTCCGTATGCAACCAGACAAACGCACTGGTGAACACGGCCAACCAGAACACGCTCGCATTGCGTGACGCCGGTACGGCCAACACCAACGCCATCATCAGCAAGCTGGACGCCATGCAGAACCAGGCGCTGCTTGACAAGATCGACTCGTTGCGCGAAAAGAACAGCACGCTCGTCAACCAGCTCTCGCAGGAGCACCAGAACGCGTATTTCGCACAGGTGTCCGCACAGACCATCGCGCCTGTCAACGCCGCGCTGGGTGATCTGAGTGCCCGTCTGGCGAAGATTGAGTGCAACCAGCCCGAAGTGGCCAAGGTGCCGTACAGCCCGGTTGTGGGAATCCCCACCTGTGTGGCGGCCCAATATGGTCTTGGATACGGCTTCAATCCTTACGCCGCCGGTAATGGCTTTTGGGGTTAATTGAGGAAGGAGGCTATTATGGCAGTATATCCTTTCCAATTTGTAAACCGCAGGGGTTCTGCGGCCATATCAACCTCGGGAGTAACGGTCAATACCGACAATGTGGTGTTCTCCTTTCCCAACCATGCCTTTGTGAACGCATGGTACAGGGGAACCATCTACATTGACCTGGCGCAGGCCGTCCCCACAGGGACAACCGGGACGCTGCCGGTCCTGTTCGAGACAAACGGGGTGACACAGGCCGTGACCAAGTACAACGGGGAAGCGCTGACGGCGGCCGACATCCCCGGTACGGGAGTGTTCGAGTTCTGGTTCGACAGGACGACAAACACCCTGCAGATAATGACCGGAGTAGTTTAAGAACAAGGAGGGAGGAATCCCTCCATTTAAAGAGAAACAATTATGCCTTTCCAGAATTTAAGAGTCAACAGCCAGTTTTACATACTCCATAAGGACGGGACGCCTTATGTGGAGGTCGGCGCCATTGCGGGAGTATCCAACCCGGTCCCGGACGGGACACAGCCGGTGATGTTCGGCCAGCCGATGAAGATGGTGGTGGACATCACCGTCAAGGTCGGCGAACAGACCGTCACGTTCCAGAAGATACCCGCGGGGGCGGACATCGCCGACGCGAATTTCCCCGGAGGCGGGAACATGGTCATATCCGGGTCAAGGGAGTCGATGAACTCCGAGGTGGCGGCCATGAGGAACAGGTCCGCGGAGATACTCAGGAGCATAGACCACCACCGTGCCATAGTGGACGCCTGCGGCAAGATGATGGAGATACTGAATCCCGAGTTTGCCGAAAGGCAGAGACAGGAGGCGGAAAACAAGGCTCTCAGGGAGGAGATATCCGAGCTGAAGGCCATGATGGCCGAACTGCTTAAACCGGCGGAAAGGCCCAGTACGAACAATCCTAAAAAACAACAAGTATGATGATGATCGAGATAGAAGACAGCAAGGTCGAGAGAATGTCCGATTATGCCGAAAAAATGCTCAAGTATGGCGGCAAGCTCATGCAGTGCATTGAGGAACTCTCGGAAGGGAGCGGCATGGGACAGCGCGACGACGGCTACGATGACTATGACGAGTATGACGACATGGGACAACGTGGCGGTTATGGAAACCGTGGCGGATACGGCGGAGGATACGGGAACCGTTATGGCGGCGGCTCGATGGGCCAGCGCCGCGGAGTGCCCGGAACAGGACGCTATTCAAGATACCGTTAGTTTAACCCGCCGGGACGGAGGATTCCCCCGTCCCGGCTAACAAGAAGACTATGAACAGGACAAAGGAACCTCTGGACATATATGATGACCGGCCAAAGGAGCTGACGGCGTACCTCCGGCATAACGGCTGGCACTTCAACAAGAAGCTGTGCGACTTCGCCGTGTCGCTCATGCGCAGGATGAACCCGGCAACCGGAAAAAGCGAGAAGGTCGAACCCATGACCAAGGACAAGGTGGACGAGCTTCTGGCCAAGAACGGGGTCAGGGTGGAGAACAACACATTATATGACTATGTATACGTGGCCAACCAGGCAAAGGCGGACTGTTTCAAGTCCTCCATCGCCGACGAGCCCCATCTGGCGCTTTACGTCAAGGATATCATAGATGACTATGACGCTCCGGAAGGCATGGTCATGTGCATGTGGTATGCAAAAATGACAAGGGCCGGGGAACCGGTGGAATGGGACGAGATGTTATGATCCGCCAGCGGTTTGACATAGAGGAATACGGCTGGAAGGTGGCGGTCTACTATGCCGTGGACTGTTACTACACCGACGAGATCATTGGCAGGCTCTATGACATAGGCTGCCGCGGGGATGATCTGGAAACGGCGTACAGGAACCTGTCCTCCGGCAAACCGGACACCGGACTCACCTATTCCAACTACGGCACAAGGCAGACGGTCATGGTGATAGGGACCACATCGTCACCCGCCGAGTTCCAGAACTCCTATGACCATGAGAGGAAGCACCTGGAAGCGCACATGGCAAAGGCACTGGGGATCGACCCGTGGGGCGAGGAGATATGCTACCTGTCCGGCAATATAGGACAGAAGATGTTCGACAAGGCCAGGTTGCTGCTGTGTGATTGTGAATGTTGTAAGAAACAGATAAAGGAACTTATATGAAAAAGAAAGAAATCAGGAAAGCGCTGGAAGGCGGCACGCCGTTCTCAAGCCTGTACTCCCTTCTCCCCTCCGGGCAGAAGGAGAAATTCAAACAGTTCGCCGCGGCATTCGGATTCACGGAACGGCAGGTCAGGGAAAGACTGCGGAAAGAAACACGATAGCTTCTCATTGACAACGGGCGCCCCCGCATATTATTGTATGCCGCAGGGCGCCCGTTCCGGTTTCATCCGTTTTTTTTACTTCCTTATCAGGACGGAATATTGGGGTCATTCTATTCATGTACAGGTATTCAGGGCATGGACTATACAGTCGGTTACTATAAGGACCAGCCCGATTATAAAAAGTATGATAAACGCATCTCTTATCACAGCCGATGTCCTGTCATTCCAACGTTTCACATTCCAGTTAAAGAGATATGCGCCTGTAAGCCCTCCTACAATAAAGTATAAACCTATAATCATCATATCTTCTCTTTATTTAATCTTTCTTCAAACTCGGCAATGATACAGTCTGCATCACCACCATGTATCCAGTTATCCAAAACAGAGGACAGAGTTTCAATGGCTTTCCGTTTCATTTCTTCCTGTGCCATTGCAACGGCTTTAAAAGCATTTTCTTTTGCGATAACCGGGAAGTTGGGATTGACTACCACAAAACTCTCACTTTCAATATATTCTTTTGACTTGCTCATATCTTATCAGTATTGAGTTAATTTTCTTTGTACCAATCGGGCTTTGGAAACCTATCCGAAAAGAGTATTTTATCGACTTCTTCACTTTCAATATTGGATGCTTCCGGCCATAAATCTTCCAATTCTTCAATACTATTGATGTAGGCTACTAAAACAAAATAGTGGGTACTTTCACCTGTGCACCAGTAAGGATATTGGATAGGCCATTTTAACGGACGGTAATCTCCTTCGCATTCATTCTTATCTACAAAAAATCTTGCTCTAATCATCTTAATCCATATTTTTCGTTAAACACCGAATCCGCTTGTTGAAATTGCTTCGTAAAGCGGTTCTCTTCATACTCTCTCTTGAAAGTCACATGTGTTACTTTCTGTGTAGTGCAGCCTACCAGTGAGGCGGCTGCAAGAACTAATAGTATTTTCTTCATATCTATTTTGGTTTTGAATTATTCATCTTGAAAATCGTCAATCTCAAACTCCCAACACGAAGCATCCTTTTGTCGGATATTATCTAACAACCATTCATTTGCGTTTTCAAGCTCATCATTTTATCGGAATTACGGCTTAAATAACACTTTCTGACTTTATGTATTTGCTTTTCAAATAATTCGTCAGATTCTGCTATTTGCTTTGCTGTATATTTGCTCATATTTTACTTTTATTTACAATATCTCTATTGGATTTCAGTATTTCATCGAAAGAAGGAATAGGCATCCAGCATACAACCTTAATATCATCTTTTTGGACATTTCTTCCTAAATATGATATATCACTATCAGTAGTCCATACACCATTTTCATACGTAAATATATCTATATGCTTACGTGATTCAGCTTCTCTATTATCGTATTTATAGTAATATAAAAATCCGACTAAAACACGCTGACCTTTATCCGGAAATCGTTCATTAACACTTATCCACGGAGATTGCTTTTCCTGCCATTCAGCACCTTTCACAAATGCGTTTTCTGCAATTTCATCATGAGATAAATATGTAAAATCATCAAGTGATGTGTGCGTACCATAAGTAGTTAATGTTTCAGCACTTGTCATTCTTGCTTCTCTCGCAGCTTCTTCTACTGTCTGTTTCATATTATTCCTCCTTTCATTTAAAGTGTTCAATAAGTTCCCAGACGGTAGCCTTGTGATTTAACCTATTAAACATATTTGGATAGTATTTAATGTTATGGTCTTCAATACACCTAAACCAAACAACGCCACCATTTGTAAACCACTGCATACAATCGTTGTCACCCCTTAGTGCGGCGATGGCAAGGAAAAGTTCATCGTTGATTCCGCAATCAATTCTACCTGCACAATTCCAAGTTATATGCGGATTCGTTGAATCGAACATCTCATTCGTAATAACGGTGTATTTTGCATACTCGTTATTTACTGCTGTTGCTAAGCATAACTTCTCACTATTAAATATCACTCTTGATGGTTTATACCCTAATTCTTCCAACCTCATTCTAAGTGCTTTAGTATTCTTTCTTATAAAGCACGGTGTTGTAAATCCCATAGTTATTTCTCATTTTTTAACGAAACATTTCTATTACTACTTTATTTTCTGAGTTTCCATCATCAGGATGTACATCAGTAAAATCAATGACAGTAAAATCAAATAAATCGGGTGTATATTCAGTTTGATAATCTCCCGTATTCATTACAATATTTATTGGAACATCTTTATTTACGACTAACATTAATTCGTCAATCATATTTTGAACAGTAATTATTCTCTTCATATTTCCACTTTTGTATGATTACTAAAGTCACAGTAAAGATACTCCCACCAATCGCCATAACGGTATTTGTCATTCAAATACCTACAACGAGTATTCCAAGTGTTTTTCTGCCATACTTCATACAACACACCCTTATGGATGAAAGTATCACCTTCTTTCAGAGTTGAAATCTTGACTGTCTTCTTCATTCCTGTTTTATATTACATAAATATTCTTTGCTAAAATACCCTTTTGCAATAAGCCACTTAATCATAGACACGCAACTGTCAAAAGGGCTGTTCTCGATCGGGGTACCGGAAAAACAATCTACGGTATATCTACATACGGAGAAGTTATATCCATCCTTATACTTAATCAGTTCTGGATGGTTATTAATCGGTTTTTACTATTTTCCCATTATCCAATATCAAATATAACCGGCATTTATAGCTGACTGTATCCGCCCATTGGTGAGCATATTTCAAATACTGATGTAGCTTATACCTTCCGGGATTATTCATCATTTTATTTCTTATTCTTTTTTTCATCAGTTTTGAGGGTTATTGTTTTTCTTCATTTTTCAAAAAGCCACTCCGGTCAGGATATACCTTTTGTACCAGTTTCTCCATTTCCTCAATAGCTTTATAGGCATTATTTATATCATCTTCACGATAGGGATTGTTAGGATTATCGCCAAATAAACCATATATGACCTTGTATGAGAGCCTGTGAGCACGTTGCCTATCAATGTATTTTTGCTCACAGGTAGCAGTACCGTCAAGCGTTCCGCCAAGGCTGTTTGTAACAGCCATAAGCCTTGCCAACAATTTCTTTTGAGTTTTATTCATTTCTTATCCGGTTATGAGCCATTTGCCGACATCGGCAAATGGCAGATTATTATTTCCTCCAAAAACTGTCTCCGGAGATTGACCGGGCCGTATCATCCGCAGTAAGCCGGATATACCGGAAGAAGTTCTGCTCAGACCTGTGCCCTGTCAGTCTCATGATCTCCAATGTCTTCATCCGTCCTGTAAGATACATGTTCGTGGCCGCGCTTCTTCTTGCCGTATGGCTGCTGACCAGTTCCCATTTCTCCCGGGTCTCCGTGACCAGCCTTCCTCCCTTCGTGTAGGAGAAAGTGATCCTGTCGGTAAGCCCTATCTCCCTCATGATGACCTTCAGATACTTGTTGAAATACTGTATGCACAGTCCTCCGGGTATGTTCCCGTCATATTTCTCGAATATCTCCCTTACATAATCATGAGCCGGGACCTTGACGTCCACATTGGTCTTCTTTGTCCTTTTTATGATGTATCCATCTCTCAAATTGTCTTTTGTCAATGTCGAATAATCGGAATATCTCAGAGCGGTCAGACAGCCTATGACGAACAGGTCACGTATCCGCTCCCTGGCCTTTCTTCTGTCCTGCCTCTCAAACTTGTAATAGTAGATCCTTGCGATCTCGTTCATCGAGAGGAAAACGGCATTTACCGGCTCATCACGCAAATCTGTTCCGTCATAGGTGGCGTCGACGGCGTAATTGTACTGCGATGCTTTTCTGACGAGCGACTGTATCTTTTGGACATAGCCCGCTATGGTGTTGTGACGCAGCCCCCGGCTCTCAAGATAGGCAATGAAGTCGTCCAGAAACTCCTCCGTCACGGAATTGGTGAAGATGTCACAGTCGAATTCGGTGGAAAACCTGTCTATGTGCCGGAGGACCGCATCATAAACCGCGGCATAATGTCCGGACCTGCGTTTTCCCCTTCTCTCAAGCATATCCCTTGCAAAGTCCGTGAAGTACACCCCCTCAAGCGGCCTGTCTTGCCGGAAATGGTTGATATAGTCCCGCCTGGGTTTTCCGGACCGTGCGGGAACCGTCACCTGCAGTGCTGCTAGACACCTCCCGTTCCGCATCCGGTCAGCCTTGCAATGATCGGGCGGAACTTTTCCTTTCTCAGTCTCACATCATAATACGCGGTTGTCGCCCTGCATCTGGATATCTTCAGGAAGGAGGCTATCTCACGGAACAGATACCCTTCCTCGTACGCCATATAGCAGAACAGCATCCTTGAATCGGATATGTTCCTGGATATCATCCGGGACAGGGTCATCTCCTGGGAGACGCCCGTCATTCCGGAGATCTCGTCCAGTATAAGCTGCATCGGTTTCTTTTCCTTGTTGTCTTTTCTCAGGTTCATAAGATTGTCGTTTAAAAGGTTCTTAAATCTGTTTTAAAAGCACCGGCTCCTTATGCGGTGCCAGGTGGTTCTTTTCCTGAAACTCTGCGGACGGAACGCCCTGTCACGCTTATGCCAGCCCTCCCGGCACCGGAGTCTTGGTTCATCCAGTATCTCCTCCATTGCGGATTTGGCCCTCTCCAAATTTTTCAGCAGATACTCATTCATTCCGTCCTTTTCCATACAGCGCGAGATTTGGGGATTCGGGATCATAAGGCTCCACGGTGGTAAGGGTAACGGAGGATACGACCACACGTCCGCTCCCTTCGCAGGCGGGACAGGTCATGGTACTTACGGTGTCCGTCAGCTCGTCCAGGTTCTCAAGAAAGCCCAGGCCGCAGCATGTGCGGCACAGGACTACATGGGGATGGTCAAACTTCCTTCTTATCATCGCCGGAGAATTCAGGTTTCACATCAGCAGTGTAGGGATAGACATCCATAATGGCGGTCTCGGCCACCGAGCCGATGACATAGTCCGCCAGCGTGCCCTTCATCCCCTCGTCCAGCTTCTTTACGGCATCGCGAAGGTCGGAAGCCTGTACCAGTACGGTAGTGGGGGTCTTTTTCTCCGCTCCGCTCTTTTCGTCCAGCGTGATAAAGAACAGCTTGCACTTGAACCAGCGGTCGGCCGCATCTTCCTCAGAGGGGAACAGTTCGCTGTAACCGGCGCGTTTGACGCCCGAAACTGTAAATTCACCGTTGATATACGGGTTCATTTCTTCAATAATACGGGCTTCCGCTTCCGTGAAGCTGAGCGCATCGACCAGATAGGCTTCCGTTACTTTCCTGTTCATACCGTTCTCCGCCACCTTCTCGTAGCGGATGGAACATTCAAACCAATTGTGCGTCATAACTTACATCTTGTTAAATGAGGGTTCTATTCTTTTCCATTGATTATTTCCGTCCTTCTCCTCGAAGTAGAAGCGGATCACCGTGCCTTCCACCACGTTGCTCTCACGGAAGAGCCGCATGATTTCCGAATATTCGGGGTCGTTGAAGTCATCCTCGAGCTCGTACAGGCGGGAGATGGACTTGTAGTCAAGATCCCCGGCCTCGTTGCGCTGCAGCAGCGACATGGCCAGCTTGTACATGGGGTTGCGCCCGTCATCGCCCTTCTTGCCGATCCATGCGTTCAGGTAGTCCACAAGGCGCTTCTCCGCCACGTCGGCCCTCTCGTCGAAGCCCTTGACCCGGTTCCCTTTGACGGAGACCTTGAAGGTGTCGTTCTTCACCTCGAACCCGAGCTGCTCGTCACGTTTCAGGCCGCCGTACTCCTTCAGCTGGTCATAGTAGGCGGTGGCCTCCTTACGGAGCCATTCCTTGAACTCCTGGCCGTCCTTGATATACTTGCGGAGCTTCCTCTCCACAGAGGCGAGGAATCTGGCACGCAGCTTCTGGTAGTTCTTCTTTCGGTCCCCGTCCTTTCTTTTCTTTTCGGCCTGCAGCTTGCTTAGCAGGGCCTCACGTTCCTTTTCAGATAAATTCTTGATATCCATATCTGTTCTTATTTATTAGTGAATAAATTCCTGAATAAATCAGGGTCGATTATCTCCTCGTTGCAGTCAACGTTCTGTTCTATGGCCGTCTGGCATTCCCAGCAGAGATGGTTCACGGTCATGTGGTTGTTGTATTCACAGAACACCTTCCCGCACAGCCCGCACCGGGCGAACATCGGCTGCACGGTGTCCGCATCCTCCCGGCAGATGTCCAGCCCTTTGGCGTGGCAATCGGCACACATGTCAGCACATTCCTTTTCGAATTTCGTCTTTTCCATTGTCATTATTGTTGTTTTTATTATCGTTTGTCCATGCTACCAGAATCCATAACATGGCGTTCAGTGACCATGTTTTCGCCCAGAAGTCATCATTAACTATCATGCCCGTGAAAGCCGAGAGGGCGGATATCGCATACACAAGGTGCTTCATTCTCATACCTCCTCCTTCCGTCTTATGGCCTTCAGCTGTTTCAGTGTGGCCTTCAGTTCCTCCAGGTTCTGGCTTGACACCGGCTTCCTGCATCCTCCGTGGCTCTTCAGGAAGGAGGTGATCTTCGCCTTGTTCATCTCGACCTCCACGGGATTGTCGCTGCGGTAGCTCCTGTTGAGAAAACCGATGTCCATTGACACGGCGTAAATGGCCTTGACCAGTGCCAGTTTCTCCCGTCTTTCCGGATCCTTTCTTCCGTCGGGATCGAGCAGCGTCCCGATCAGCCTTGTGGCCTCGCTTTTGCACAACTCCGCGGACGTCGTTGTCCGTCCGCCGCTGAACTGCCGGACAAGATGCCTGTATTCATCCTCGTCCAGTCCGAACTGCCGTCTGAGGCGGTGTATGCACCGCTTCTGGGCATTTGTCGCGGGTAATTCAATTGTCTTGTTCATTGCTATTGCTGTTAAATGGTTCGTCACTGTTCCTGAGCCAGCATCTCTCATAGCCCTCCTTCCAGACCACATAGAATCCTTTCGGACCGGGAACACCACGGCTCATGTACCGGGCGCAGAACCCGTTCACCTCTATGCGGGAGAAGCAGTCCCTCTTGACTCTGTAGGCCACCGTGCCTTGCACCTCCTTCCCCTCCACATGGGAGATGTATACGAATATCTTCTTCCTGTATTTCTTCCTGAGCTCGACCAGCTGTTTGGCGGTGACGTCCATCTCGCCTTCAAGACTCTGCAGGGAGTCGATGATGACCACGTCCGGGGATCTCTGTTTCCCGAGGAATTCGTCAAACTCATCGAAAGTGGGGACCTCGTCCCAGAACAGCATCCCGCTCCTTGACGAATTCATGAATCCGAGCAGGGAGTCCCTGAAATCGGACTCGACACCCATCTCAAGGGAAATGAACAGCACCTTGTAGCCGATACGGTCAAATTCCCTGGCCAACTGGAAGGTGAAGGAGGTCTTTCCCTGTCCGGACTTGCCGTATACGATCCACGCCCCGGATTTCTGCCTCTTTCCAAAGGCATCCATGAAATCCTTGGAAAAGGGGATGTATTCGTATTTTTTGTTCAATATGTTGTCAAACGACAATGACCTGATCATAAGCCGGCTCCTCCGTTGCTGATTTCCTGTCTGATTACCACATTGTCTATCATTCCCGAAAGCTCGCGCAGGTCATCGGCGAACAATGCCTGGCGGGGATCGTCCTCACGCGGCTGCTTCTTGACCTTGGGAAGTTTTCCCCATATCTCTTCCGCCGTCTCCCTGTCCTGCACGCCGTTGGCCATACAGATGGCGATGACATCCTTTTTGGTAGCGCCCAGAAGGGTGATGTAATTGCGGCCGAAACGCCCGTCTATCTCGTCATACCCTTCAATACGTCCCACATACCGCCTGATATTGCGCTCCAGCGTTTCCGTGCCGGCCACCAGGCACCCCATGCGCCCCAGCGTGTCATCATACAGGGGAATAAGCGTGCACATGGCCGAATGCGTGAGCTTGCCGGCATCATCGATCAGCAGGACGGGCTTATAGGAGGACAGGGAATTCATGTGCGCGATGCACAGGTCCAGCAGGCTGTCATTATCCATATAGCGCGTCACATTCTCTCCCATGGCCTGCGCCAGTTTGGTAAGGAACTTGCGGCTGCTCCATTTGCGGCACTTGATATATACAACCCCCTTGTCACCGCACAGATTGTACAGGTCGATCAGAGACTGGGTCTTTCCGCTTCCGCTGCGGCTGCTGACACATACCCATTTGCTCTTTCCCCTGGCAACCTCGAACGCCCGCTTCACCTGCCGGTAAGAGGTTACGGTATCAACCACATTGCGGGAATTCTCATAGAAATAAAGGCCTGTGGCGATCCTGACCGCCAGGTTGTCGTCATTCGCGCCGTACTTGCCGGAACGGAACTGGGACATCGCCGCGTCGGACACGCCGCAGCGACGGGCCAGTTCTGAAGGTTTTGAACCACGGGCTATCAAATTCTCTATGTACTGTTTCAATGCTTCCTTATCCATAATTATGCTGTTTTTAAAGTGTTATTAAATCATCTTGAAAAATTCATGTCGGCGTCGTCCCATTCGTAATCGTCATCCGCAAGAGGGGACGGAACCCTGAGAGGTCCGGGCGCAATCTCTTCAAAATCCACGTCCTCCACCGTCTGGCCGCGTGCCTCGTACTTGCGGTCCTTGTGCCGTCCCCGGCTGTCGGTGAGCAGGGCGCGGTCCAGCAGGCTGTTGCTCTTCAGAAGCGGGTTCCGCTCCTGCATGGCGATTATCACCTCGTCCACCTGCTCCTGTCTGGCCACATACCGCCGCTCGAACTGCCGGTTGAACTCGTCCACTTTCCTGCGGTGCTCGAAATGTTCGGGTTTCTGGTCGATCAGGGCCATCGGTGTCTTCATGTCACGTTGCAGGAGGAATTTCAGGTCCCCGGTCTCCTTTGCCAGCCGGTGCCCTTTGGTGGATTCGGCATTGACGATAAGCACCTGCGACAAATCGTCGGGATCGTAGTGCACGGACCAGTCCTCGTGGAAATGATTGCGCAACTCCATGTTGAAACTCTCATAATTGATCCTCTCCCCAAAGAGCTCGATCAGCAGCCCCTTGCCGGTGAGCCGGTTGGTGCGTCCCGTCGTGTCGCCCATGAGAAACAGGTATTCCTCGTCGCAGAACGGCATCCGGCGTTCCATGGGGGTGCGTTCCCATGCGGCCATGTACGCCTCCAGCTTCTTGGCCCGCTCCCTTTGCATGATGCCGTGTATCTGCGCCAGCACGCCCTCCTCGTCGGGGATCAGGTGGCGGTTATAGTTCAGGATCTCTATATTGGGCTGGGAGCCGCGCTTGCTGTTGATGTTCACCCCGCTCCAGTTCTTCTCCAGCTGGTAGTACGTCTTGTTCAGATAATTGAAGTAGGGCTCGATGATCTTGGCCTTGGCGTTGTGGAGCGCGGCGGGGATGTAGTGCACCGTCATCGCCTCATAGAACGGAACCATCACCCCCTTCTGGTAGTTGTCACTCTGCAACTGCAGCGGCTTGTACCGTGCACCGAACAGTTCCCGGGCGTGCTTGATGGCGTTGCGCAACGCCTCGCGTATCAATGCCGGGCTCTCATGGTCGCCGACGGCGTATCCTATCGGGTACTTGCCGCAGGCGTCCAGCACAACCACGATGGTCTTGCGGTTGTGGTAGGTGGTTTTCTTGTAAGTCCTTGTCTCACCGTTCACCTTTTTGTCCACCGGCTGCCTCTTCTGGTAGACCAGTTCCACGTCCCATCCGTCCAGTGTCCAATAGGTCATGGCGGTCTTCGGAGCCTCGCGCTTGTGCTGCATCTCGAGGGAGTTCCTCAGCGCGGCGGTACCGCGCTGGTGCCCCAGGGTGGTGGATTCCATCATCTTCCGGTACCTGTCCACCGTGACAGGGCTCTTGATTTCCGGTTTCCCCAATATGGAGGCTATCTTGTTGTACTGTTCCATGATCTGTGCGTTGTTCAAATTCATGTGCTGGGAAAGCAGCTTGTGCATGATCGCCTCGTCCTCCTCGTCCCGTATCAGGGCGGCGGACGTGTTGCCCTTGTTCTTGTGCACCAGGGCGATGAAACCCTCGGCCTCATACTGGTCCACTTTACGTTTGAGCGTCTTTCCCGTCGAAGGAAGTTTGTGGGGATAGCGGGTGTTGCCTTTGCTGTCCCGCACTTTCAGCAGACCGTTCACCATCTCACTCAGCCTGTCCCATACGTTGAAACGGGATCCGCCACGTCCGAAACCGCATTCCGCATTGCTGTCGCGCAGCCGGATGACTGCATCCAGGACACGTGCCTGGAGCGTATAGAGCGTGACCTTCTCCGGTCTGAGCGGCTTTCCCGCACCGTCCCTGTAGGTGGTGAAGAAGGAGTAGGCGGCCTCGTTGTACCCTATAGCCCTCTCAAGCGGGCTGGTGGCGGCACGTTCGACATCCTCATGGGGATCACCGTAATATTTGATGTATAATTGCTGTATGTATGTCTCCAGCGAGTCGAACTCCACCAGGGCAGAAGAATTAGGAATGCTTCTTCTTGCGATAATTATCTGCTTCCGGCTTACCTTGCTGTTGTATGTCCCGACCGGAAGGAAGCCCTTCTCAGAACCCATTTTACGTTTAGAGTCATACATGATCAGCTCGTTGGCGTAGATACATACCTTGTCATTATAGATTACAGCCATATCAACCGTTTTATTGTTTAACCTTGTGCGGTTTCCGGCGTCGGACCGGAAACGCGGGCCGCCTTCCGGCTCCCTGACCGCGGTCCTATTTTTCCTCCCTGTAATACCTTTGTCCGATAAGGGAAAGGCAGCATACGACTGCAAGGACCGAGGCGGCGAGGTTCTCGTTGAAGGTGGGGCGGAGATTGTCCGCCAGTCTGAGCACTACCACAAGGCCGATGACTGCGGCCACTATATGGATAATTCTGAATGTTCTCATTGCTTTCGGTTTTTAATTAAGGGCGCATCCGGATAAAGATAAAGTGTCGAATTTTAAAATTATTGCCGGATTGGACGCGCCCTTCAGGGTTTATTGTTATTTTTGCTATGTCGAATTTTAAAAATTATTAGTCATGAATGATGAATCTATTGACACCTATCAGGTAACTGTTTTTTGCAGGGCTACTAATGAGGCTGTTATTAAAAGAGTGTTTAAAATATTATCCGGTTTTGGAGAAGCATGGAAGCCCGGTCTTCTGTTTATGACATCCAGCCTTTCGGACAAAAACAAGACTTCTCCATACAAACTAGGGGAGATAGCCTTCTTCCTGGATAATAATCCTCTATTGATCCATACTTTTACGCTGGCTGTCAACATTGTCAGTCAATATATCCAATCTTCTGTTTCGGAATGTGTTCTCGATCTTCACGAGACTGGGGTCGTGAATACATAAGGGTCTTGTAGGACGCGCTCCGTCCACTGTCGGCGTGATAGGGAAAGCCAGACGGGCGATTTCGGCTGAATATACATAAATACTGTTCTCGTCACGGGAGCCTTCCTTGGAGGTTTCCGCTGCCAGCTTGTGCGCCAGCTCCTCTATCTGTGTCGCAACCTTGTGCACTTCGTCAAATTGAATATCAAATTTCATGGTGTGTTAATTTTAATTGTTAATAATTCTATTCCTCTTCATTATCTTCTTCGATATGCCGTGATATCTGGTTGAACCGTGCTATCGGAATACCGAAGATTCTTACTACGAAAAAATGTCCGGGCTCTACATTCTGGAACACTTCATCAATCTCAATCAGTGTTCTTATAGCTTTTTTCTTTTTCCTTAATTCCGCAACACTATTATAAAATATTTTTTTTAAGTACCTGAGCAACAAA